CGTTGGCGGCAAAGCCCTCGATCGTGAACTCCAGGTCAATCTCGCGCAACGTAGCTGCCGCCGAGACTGTTTCGCTGACCTCTTCCGTGAGCGTTGTTTGCCCCGGAGGCTGGTCCGGTGCCGCGGTGAACTCGCGCGTGATCGCGCTGGTGAACTCGGTGATATGATCCGTCCAGAAATCGCTGGCAGGCTGAAGCCTCATCGCTCCCGGCATGGTCAGAAAATTGGCGTAAGGGTTGATCCTGAGCGAGCGCGTTGAAAGACGCTGGAACAGGATAACCTCCTCCTGCCAATCAAGCATATGCGTTCCCGCAACGCTCTGCACGTCCACGCCATCGACAGCGAGTTGAAGAACCCCACGATTGATCGCGGCGGTCTGCGGCTCGCCGGCATCCCTGTAGAAATCGTTCTGCAACAGATCGGTGAATATTCCATCGCGTGCGACACTGTCGCGCGATTGAATATCACGGCGCTGCTCCGAGCGGTCGAATTGCTGCACAACGGTTTCCAGCAACTCGAAAAACCGGCGCATCTCGTCGTAGGTATAGTTCTTGGTACCGTTGTTGATCACCCTCGGCACGCTCTGCCAGTCGAGATGCACGTCGGCAAGCTTCAGAACGTCGCTCGGCGCTTTTGGCGCAACGGCGTTTTTGCGCGCGGAAACCCCGTTGATATAGACGGCAGCACCGGTCTGATCGAGACCGATCGCGTCAATGCGCGGCTTCTTGGACTGGTAGGTAATCGTCACTGGTTTGTTCACTGCGCCACCCGACAACTTGACGGTCGTCTCAGTCACTTCATCCGGCGTTACGGTGTCATAATAAAGATAGGTCACCGAGTAGCTGGATGCCTGTGCAGGCTCCGCGCCCGGGGGCGCCCAGGAGATCGAATTGCCTTCAAGCGAATATACCGCCGGATCGAACGTGCTCGCACTCTGCTCGACCGACAGGATCTCGACAATCGACGAGTTGCCCAACAGATCGGAACCACCGGGGACAGCGCCGCGGGTAATGACTTCCGTGATCTCCTTCGTCACCGTGGCAGCGGTGACCGAAGCAATAGGCGGCAGGTGAACCGAAATCACTGCGGAGCCATCGCCACTGTCGATGTAGGTGTGCGGCTCAAGATCAACGGCCTCAAGCTCAGGATCTTCCGGAACTGCAAGCCTCAAGGCAGATTCCCGAATGCGCTTCCAGCCGCGAATGTTCGCGACGCCCGCGCCGATGGAATAGACCTGCTCCGCACCGGATCTGCCGAGCGGAACCACGTTGCAGCCTTCGACGATATAGTGACCATTGCTGTCAAAATCGTAGCCGGAGATCTGCTGCAGCACACCCGTCAACGCCGGCGGCGGGCCTTGGTCAATGATCGCGCCATCGCGCATCGTGTAAACCTGTGCGAAGTCCCCTTCCAGGCCATCGCCGTCGATCGACCAGGTCAGATGACGCGCTTCACGCACCGCCCCCGGTTCACCGAAGGACTCGGTTCCCTCGTCAATGCCGAGAAGATTTTCCTCATCTTCGTGCGTGATGTAGCTCTTTTGGACACGCACTCCGACAGAAACGTCTCCGACCATCGATACGCCTGGGATCGTTTTCGCCGGCACCGGATGGATCAGTCCACCCACATAGATCATGCCCTCCGCAAGCTGCACCGTCGCGGTCGTGGCGGGATCGTCTGGCGTCACGATAATGTCGCCGCCCGATCTGCGGTTGCCATCGGCCGCGACCAGGTTCCCAACACCTTTGAGTTGGTGCAAAAAACGGCTCTGCATCTCGTTGTATTCGGACGGCTGCGTGTAGCGGCCGGAAAGGTAGACAAGCGCCGTCCAGGCGGATGCCGGATCGAAACGATCGTTGGCGCCCGCGATCCCCGAGGGATGCTGAAACATCAGATGATCTCCAAAAGAATTTGAACTTTGTCCCGGACTGTTTCGCCAAAGGGAATGTCCGTCGGGAACGCGCCAAAATGAACACCGGAGTGAACGTCCTGGCGCCAGAGCTTGCCCTTCTGTGCAGCCACTGTTCCACCAAAAACCGAGACGGTTTTGGCTGTCTTGCCGGCACCGTCACCAAAGCCGGTTCGTGCGTAAATCAGAAGATGGGTCGGATCGTCGTTCGATCGACTGTAGTTCAACCCGTTGACCTGAAAATCATCCACAAGCCCGGCTCTCACCGGAATGCCTTGTGCCTTGCGATATCCGATCAATTCGCCGTTTTCGTCTGCGAATTTTACCCAGAAACGATGTTCGGCCAGACTTGTGAGGATTGTGGCTCGGCGGGCACGTTCGGGCGAATTCGCCCACTCATAGTTCGAATTCGACCACAAGAAATTGGCATCCACCCAATAGTCTGACGAAACTGTCGGGAGCCAGGCCCCAAAGGCTTCAAGGGTCTCCTGATCAAGCACACCGGCAAAATCATGCGTGCGGCCGAAGGACCATTTGACGTCCGAGCCAGGCACACGCGCGCCGCTGTCGTCACCCCAGATTGAACCTCCGTGCCGTGTATAGCCGTTCTCGGCAGCCGGAATATCATGTCCATGATAGACCCGGCGGAGCTTGGAGCGAACCGGTGCAGACAGTCCCACGACCCCGTCGATTGGAATGAGGTCACTCTCAGTGTCGCGAAGCCTGTCGAGCGCAATCTGAAAATCCGCCCATGCGATCCGGCGAGCAGGCGGATTGACAATGGTGCCGGAATATCCGGTAAAGCCAAGGCCGTCATAGACCGCCTTGTGCGTCCCGCGAAAGCGCGCCCATTGCCGCCCCTCATCAATCAGATTGTAAAGGTTCGCAACAAAGGGGCGCAAAGGCTCAAGGCCGTACTCGAAAACCAGAAACGGCATGATGCCCGCCGGTCTGGTGACGTGCTTGAGCGACAATATGGAGTTGATCACCGGCAGCAAGCGCGCTTCCGGCGCAAGCGCCAGGTCCAGGGCCTTTTCAAGCGGTGTCGCATTGGATGGCGGCAGGAGCATCGTCATCTTCCGCGTCCGCTGATCGTTACAAGGACCGAGCCAAGTCCAATGGCCTCGTTTTTATCGGCTGAAACATCTGCTGCCGGCTCCACGACCTCCACGTTGGTTACGCCTGCGATGTCGGAAGCCTGGATCAGGAATGCTCGCGTCAAATCCAGGCCGAGCAGATCCTGTTGCTGCCATTTGGTCGCTATCGTTGCAGCTACAGCGTCTGCCACACTGTCAAGCGCGGTCGGATCAAGGCGGACGGAAACAGAAACGTTCTCCGTCCTGCGGATCGCAGACTGCACGCTGAAACGATCGCTGACCACCTGAATATCAGGTTGAGAGAGCGCGGCCTCGACCTTCGCAAGCAGCGCCTGCGTCGGTTCACCGTTGCCGGAATTGGAAAGCACCGCGACATTAACGGTCGGATCGCGCCCTTCCCGCCAGATCGCGACGGCGCGGACTTCCCTGTCCGCCGCAAGCGCCACGTCGCGGTAACGATCCGCAGGCCCTCCCGCTGAGCGTCCGATTGTGGCAAGGCGGTAGCGCGCCTTCAGCCGATCGTCATCTTCTCCCTCCATTCGGGCGACACCCAGCCACGCTGCGAGTTGGTCCAGATTTCCCCCGGAGGCAAAATACAAAAAGCCCTGCTGAGCAACGTAATTGATCCGGCTGCGAAGGGACATTTCCCGGTAGGTCGCCGCCTGCGCCGTGATGATCGCGCTGTCCACCTCCAACTGGTCCACATCCCAATCGACGCCAACAGCTGCAAAGCGCGCCTTGATGTCCGCCGCCAGTTCCGACAGAAACACTTCGAACGATATTTCCTCAATCACCTCGGGAGGTGGCAAGGCGGAAAGGTCAGGCAGATCAGTCATCGATCACAGCACCGAGGTTGACGTCCGCCCCTGTGCGAAGCTGACGGAGAAAGAAATATTGCGCTCCACGGTGAAGTCGCCCAGGTGGCCGCGCGGCCGATAGTCGGCGTCGATCAGGACCGTTGCCGTCCCGCGCCTGACCTCGTCTGTTGACCCGGCGAACGTCACCCGGCGCACCTGCAGGCGGGGCTCCCACAGATCGATCGCGGTGCCGATCAGCTGCTGAACGACCGCGAAGAGCCGCGGCGCCAGTTGGCGCCCGAGCAGTTCCGCCACGCCTCCCCCGAAAGGCCGGCGCATGACGCGTGAACCGATATCCGTTGACAGGATCACCTCGACGCTCTGCAAGGTTGAGGAAAGATTGTCGATCGGCTTCAGGGTCCATCGATCAACGCCAGCCATGAGCTACCCTTCGCCGTTTTCCGGTTCGGAGGATTTCTTCCTGGAGACCGGCTTTGCGTGCGTGAGGCGCCCAATGGAAAGATCGTAACGAGCCTCGGCCGGCGTCAGTTTCACGGTGCGATTGGCTGGCACCTGCGCACCATTGATCACGCTGACACCGTCAGCGACTTGATAGGTTTTCCTCTGCATGGAAATCTCCTAGTGCGGGCCTTCAGTGTCGGCGCTACCCGGAACGACACCAGAGTGAACATGGTCAGAGCCAATGTTCGTGTCTTCGTGGTGGACATATCCGGCGCGGAAATCGACGTTGCCCTCGACCTCCTGATCGCCTTCGATTTTCACATTGCCCTTGATGATGACGTCGCCCTCGATGACGACTTCGCCGTCCTTGATGGTGATCGTGATGCCAAATGCCCTCAGGACGTTGGCAAGCAAATCTGCGCTCGGCGGCTGGTGTTCATCGGTAAAACCGCTCCTGAGCAGCACACCTTGGCGCATGTCACCGTTCGGGCTCAAAATGCCGACAACCTGCCCCTTGGAAAGAGGCATCCAGGAAGACGACTGACCGCCGCTTTCGGGATGCGGCAGCCAGGGAGACAGAAACGGCCCGTCCTCGCCATCGGCGAGCTTGATCCGATAGCCTTTCGCAGCATCGATTTCCTCGACTGGCCCGATCCGGATCATTTCGCCGAACCGCGTCTTCATCATTTCAAAATCGATGCGAAGTCCCGTGATGATGTCGAACATCAGCTTACCTCAACAGGTTCAGTGCCGGTCATATCCAGCGTGACGCCGGCAATCGTGGTATCCGCGTCGGCGTCCGGCTCATACCCGAGCCCGAGCGCATTCAATTCCGCCAAGGTCACACCGACCCGGGCACGATTTTCCTCGATCTCTTCGGGCGTCGCGGGGATCTCGGCGCGCATCAACTCCGCAAGTTTCTGATCATCGGGATCGCCTGCCTCCAGAAGGGCAAGAAACCGCCCTATAGGCCCCTCCTCCGGAACGTCGGCCAGGAACTGCGGGTCGTGCATCGCCTCGACAGTGAAGGTCAGTTTTTGAGCCGCGACCCGCTCGTTTTTCCGGTCGCTGCCGGCACGCTCGCAGGTCACCTTGATCACCCGGGCGAGAAGCATTCGCAGCACTTCCGCGCCTTCATTCGTTCCATCCGACAGGATCGTGCGGATCTGCCTACCCAAAAGATCCAGATAGAATTCGTGCATTCGGTCGGCGTGGGGAATGCCTGGAATGATCACCTTCATCCTGCGACCCGGATGGTCGGGATCGTCCACCTCCTCGGACATCGTGTCAGTGACGCCGTATTCGATGCAAAGCTCCACAAGGCCATTGTCGTGGAACATCCGTTGTTCGTCCGGCTTTGCTTCCGATTCATCGGTATAGACGGCGATGAACCTTCCCTTTCTGCGCAGGTTGATTTGGAGACCGTGATCGTCTTCGGTCAGAACACCAATCTCGCTGTCGAGGACGTTGTCTTGTGCAAGCGTGCGGCCCTTCAACGCCAACACCGTCGCCATGCGAAGGGCAATCCGGACTAGGCTCATGCGCAGTCCCCCAGGTTGATGATCAGGCGTCCATTGCCCGGCGGGTCGATGGACGACACTCGCCACTGAGGCTCACCAGGACGATCGAGGGCAATGACAGTATCGCCCGTGCGAATGTCGAGATCCGGATAGGTCACCGGGTCCGGTTTCAGCACCGCGCCGCCCGTGCGAATATTCGCGGAAAAGGTATCCGACCTGTCGCCGGCCAGGTTTTGAGTGTCGCGGTCTTCTTCAATGATCGGCGCGACGATCTCCCTCGGCGGACGATCCGGATCTTCCCGACCATCGACCCAGGCAACGATCCTGACGCGCTCGGCAAACATGCTGTCCGTGGACGCATGGAGCCGTCGCTTGAACTGATTAAAACGTCTCATGGATAATGACGGGTCCGGATCAGGCCGTAGCGGCGTCAAGGGCTGTCTCAGCAGCTTCCAGAGCCGCCTGAGCGGCGGCTCTCGCCTCGTCTGTTTCTGCCTTTTCGAGCGCGACCCTCGCCTCGGCAACCACCGCCTCAAGCTTTTCAAGCTCGACCTTTTTCTTGTCGGCAGCAGTGTCGCGCGGTTTGCGGCCTGGCTTTTTAAATGTGACACCGCGGGCCTTGTAGTGCTCGATCTGCGCTTCGGTAATTTCAGTCGCTGTCTCAACGGCAACGTTTTTCGCACCGGGTTTGATGGTCTTGGTTCCGCCGACAATCCGGACGATCTGTGCGATCTCGCCTTTGTGGCTGACTTCATATTTCATGGGTAACTCCCGCAGAATTGAAAACGGCCCCGAGAGGGGCCGTTTCTTGTTTACTCGGAGCGCCGATTAGTTGGCGCGCTGGAGAACCTCCGGACGGGTGCAGATGTAGAGCGGATAGGAATACAGCTCTCCCTTAACCCACGACTGACGGTCCTTGTCCTCGATGTTGAGGGCGTAGGTGTCCTGGCCCTTCGTGTTCACGAAGGGAGCGAACTCATTTGCCGGCGACATGAACTTCTTGAAGACGCCGCGAGCGCCAACCGGAAAGAACTTCGCCTCGTCAACCGGAATGGCAACTTCGCTGTTGTCGTCAGTGCCGCGATAGTTGTGGAACACACAACCACCGAACGGAAAGGACTCAAACGTCCTGTCTTCGCGAAGATCAGCGGCGGCGGCCCAGTTTTCGTAGGTACGCTTGACTGCCTCATGCTCGATCAGCTTATCGTACCACTCATCGCCGCAAAGGGCGTGAATGCGGGTAGCGTTAGTAATCGCCCCCTTGCCGGCACGAACCATCTTTCGTTTGAGTTCGGCGCACTTGAGCCGAACCTTTGTGCTCGCCGTGCCGAGTTCGAAGTCGATCGCGGCCGGCTCGGCGATGCCGAATTCATCGAAGTAATCGTAGATGACCGACGTCCCGTCTGCGTCGAGTAGCTTGCCCTGGAGAGCGCCAAGACGATGAAACTCGTGCGTGAGATCCATGTTGTCCCGGACTTCACCCATCCGCTCGGCATACTCGGTCATCACGACCATAAGTTCGCTTTCGGTACCGAATGCGCGCATGCCGGCCACCTCCGAAACGCTCAAGGTGAAGGCGTCGGCCAGGCGCTGAGTATGGAAATTCCGCATATTCGGTTTGGATCCGGTCGTCTGGCGCGGCGGCTGACCGTCCGGTGATGTCGGAATGAGGCTCAGGGTCTGGCCCTTTTTCTCAATGCCGATGTCACGGACATAGACGCCCTTTGCCTCGAAGAGGCCGATCGCGTCGAGCAGCTGGGGGACATATTCGATTTCGCGAATTGCCGACGACAACTCGATCATGCTGAAAGCGTCGTTATTGAAGATATCCATGGATGCCATTGAAGGTCTCCTTATCGGGCGATGATGCCGAGCGTTTCAAGCTCGGTATGGCCGGTGGTTTTCTGTGCAGGAGTGGCGCCGTCGAACCACACGAGTTCACTGGCGATCACCTGCGCATGACGGCGCAGAAGAGCCCTGTCGGAAGTCCCTTCGGTGGCCGGGTAGATCAGGATCGCGGCAACGGTCTCAGAACCGTCTTCCGCATCTGGATCGTATTTGACGAAGGTCTTGTTGGCCGTGACCTGGCCGAGGACCGTGTTGGCCTCATAGATCTTGTCCGCCGGCACGACGACTGAACCGGTGTCCCGGCTGAAACCGTGGTCACCCTCGGAAATGATGCACGAGCCCGGAGAGGACTTTTTCGTGAGAACAGTCATGCCTTATGCTCCCTGGTTGTGCTGCTTGCCCGCGCGCTTGATTGCGGCGGTCCAGTTGGGCTTTTCGTCCGCGCCCGATCCGCTCGGCTGAGCCTGGCCGGCCGCACGCATGCGACCAGCCTCGTAGGCTGCCGGATCAGGTGTATCGGCGTCTTCGGCCCCGCCAGTACTGGAGGCAACCGGAGCGACCTTGAGCGCCTCGATCGCCGCTTCAGCGCTCAAGCCGGTGTTGAAGGCGAAGTGACGCGCCTGTTCTTCACGGCCTTTCGACTCCTCGGAACCCAGGATTGCCTGGATACGTTCGTTGGCGGCTGTGACCGCTGCAGCGACTGCGTCGGCAGTAGCGATGTCGGTGGCGGCGGAGTTGCCGTCCGCCCCGTTTTTGTCAGCCATATCGGTCTCCTTCTGGCTGGTTGGTGCGGCGGACGCCGCAATTCGATTGATCTCCTGGTCGAACGACCAGCCGTTCTTCTCGGCGAGCGCGACAAGCCGTTCAGGAGCCTTTGAATAGATGCGGTAGTCGAAGGCCGTGGCCTGCTTTGCCTTGGCCTCTTCGGCCTCATCGGCAAAACCGGCCTCAACCGCTTCATCAGCACTGAACCAGGTCTCGTCCTTCATGATCTGGCGCACGTCATCTGCCGTCTTGCCGGATCGAGCCGCGTACAGAGCGCCCATCTGGTCGGCGAGCTTGTTCAATGCGGAGGCAGTCTTTTCATGATCGCCGGCGGTGCCGAAGGTCGACCCGGAGGGATCGTGGATCATCAACTCCGAGCCTGCGCGCATCACGATCCGGTCGGCGGCCAGCGCAATGACCGAGGCTGCTGAAGCTGCGATTGCATCGATCTTGACTGTCACCTCGCCCTTGTGGGCGTGGAGGGCGTTGTAGATTGCCATTCCCTCGAACGCGTAACCGCCGCCGGAGTTGAGGCGCACGGTCAGATCCTTGCTCGTCCCGTGGTCCGCCAGCGCCTGCAGCACCTCCATCGAGGTGAAGCCTTCGCGCCAATAGCTATCCCCAACGAACCCGTACAAAACGAGTTCGCCGTTCACATAAACCGGCATCGGTTCCGTCCTTGCTTTAGAGTTCAATTCAAAAAGTCATGCAACAAAACAATACGTTGCGATCCTTCGCGTCATGATTCTGATGCTGGAAATGTTCACCCATGCGGTGGAGCTTTCGATTGACGCCTCCAAATCCTTGGCCAACCGGCGACATCTGCCCAGCCATGCGAATGTGCGCTCCATAACCCATCTGCGGGGCAGGACCGCTAAGCCTTCAGCAGCATCGGAGCGCTTGATAAATTCTCTCGTCCAGTTGCCGTTGCCGGCCGGGGCTGTGCGAAGCTTTTCACCGGCATAGCCGCCATCGGCAAAGACATGACGCAGCCAGGGAAAGCGGTACCGGGTGGCTTTCAGGACATCCAGTACCGCCATCGCGGTCCAGGATGTCGGCGGCATGAACCAGAACGAACAGCATCAATCCGAGGGAGTCGGTGATGACGTGGCGCTTGCGGCCCTTCACCTTTTTGCCATTGCCCGGCAGGCGATGCTAAGCAACGCTGAGAGGGGGCGTCATGGTCCGAAACTCCGCCGCTTTTCGTGGTTTTGACGCTCTGACTGTCGACAACACCGGCTGTTGGAAAGGACTGGCGTCCTTCCAGTTCACACGTGGCCGAGACGAGGATGTGGTTGATCGTCTGCCAAAGGCCGGTATCACGCCAGCAATAGAAATAGCCTCGCACCGTGGAGGCCGGAGGAAAGTTTTGCAGCAGTGAACCGCCCCTGACAACCGCTGGCTGCGATATAAAGGATCGAGTTCATAACTCTC